TTCTGAGACAGAGCGGATGCTTTTTTCTCTGCCTTTGGCGGGTAGCGCGTTTAGAAAAGTGTATTTTGACCCCTCAATGGGCCGTCCTTGCAGCATGTTTGTGCCTGCGGAGGAGTTTGTTGTCAGTTATGGCGCTTCTGATCTAGAAACTTGTGAGCGTGCGACTCACATAATGAAAAAAACCAGCAATGAAATCCGAAAATTGCAGATTTCCGGGTTTTATGCAGACGTTGACTTGGGCGAACCGTCTCCATCGTCAACAGATTCAGACAGAATCAAAGACAAATACAACGAATTAACGGGTGATGAGCCAAGTTACGACAGTGACAGCAGGCATACCCTCCTTGAGATGATGGTTGATCTTGATCTTGAGGGTTTTGAGGACATGGAGGGTGGAGAGCCTACGGGAATCGCCCTGCCATACGTCGTTACAATAGATTTATCGTCTAGAACCGTCCTTTCAATCAGAAGAAACTGGTATGAAGAGGATGAGCGTAAGCTGAAGCGCCAGCATTTTGTGCATTATCAGTATATGCCGGGGCTTGGGTTCTACGGGTTCGGTTTAATTCACATGATTGGCGGGTTGGCTAAGTCTGCAACGTCTTTGTTGCGCCAACTTGTGGACGCTGGCACGTTAGCAAACCTTCCGGGCGGCTTAAAATCTAGAGGATTGCGGATTAAAGGCGATGACACGCCAATTATGCCGGGAGAGTTCCGAGATGTGGACGTTCCGGGCGGCACAATCCAAGATAATATCCGATTTTTGCCCTACAAAGAGCCAAGCACGGTGTTGTATCAGCTTATGGGCGATATTGTAGAGGAAGGACGCCGTTTTGCCTCGGCTGCTGACGTAAAAGCGGCAGATATGAACGCAGAAGCGCCTGTCGGCACCACATTGGCGATCATGGAACGGTCAATGAAGGTGATGAGCGCGGTTCAAGCGCGGTTACACGCCTCTATGCGTACTGAGCTACGGCTTTTGTCGAATGTAGTAAAGGACTTTGGCCCTCAAGAGTACCCATACGACGAAGAAGGCCCAGCGTTAACACGCGAAGATTTTGATGACCGTGTGGACATCATACCTGTCAGTGATCCAAACGCAGGAACGATGGCTCAAAGGATTATGCAGTATCAGGCTGCGCTTCAGTTGGCTCAACAATCGCCTGATATGTACGATATGCCGCTCCTGCACAGGCAGATGCTTGAGATACTGAACATTAGGGATGCAGACAAGATTGTGCCTGTAGAGGGCGATATGCAGCCTACAGACCCAGTTTCAGAGAACATGAACATAATTAACGGCGAACCCCTTAAGGCGTTTATCTACCAAGACCATGAGGCGCATATACTGGCCCACAAGTCTTTAATAGAAGACCCCAAGATTATGGAGATCATGTCAAAGAGTCCCAATGCCAAGCAGGCAGGGGCTTCTCTCGCTGCACACATACAAGAACACTTGGCGTTCCAATACAGGATGGAGATCGAAAAGCAGCTTGGTGTTGAGTTGCCGCCGCCTGATACCCCATTACCGGAAGATATTGAGTATCGTATATCTAGACTGGTGGCTCCTGCGGCTGAACAGCTTACAGGTAGAAACCAGCAAGAGGCACAAGCCAAGCAAGCGCAACAGCAAGCGCAAGATCCTATCGTGCAAATGCAGCAGAAAGAACTACAGATCAAAGAGTTGCAAGCGCAAACCAAGGCGCAAGCCGAAATGGCTAAAATACAGCTTGATATGCAGAAAGCTGCGGACAACTCTCAGATACAAAGACAGAGACTTGATCAGGAAAACCGCATAGCTCAAGCCAAGCTTGCGGCAAGTATCTCTGAAAACAACTCACGCGAAGAATTAGAACAGCGGCGCATTACATCCAAGGAACAGCTAGAAGGCTTTAAGATTGGACAAGAAATAGCTAAGGACTTGCAGGGTGAATAGTGTATCCTCTGTGAACAGCTTTGAGTATTACAGGCAAGCATTGCGTAATCAGATGAACGAGTACGCAGACCACATTAGTGGTGGCGCGTGTAAAGATTATAGTGAATACTCAAAATGTGTCGGAATCATTGAAGGCTTAGCAATAGCGGAGCGAGAGCTTCTGGATATGCAGGCTAAAGCTGAGGAAGATTACTCCGCATAAGCGGTGCAAGCGACTCTGGACGCTTTTTTCCAGTGCAAAGGAAAACTAATGAGCGAATCATTAGCAATAAACGATGACGCGAGTTCGCAAGAAGACGAACAGTCACGCAAAGCAAAGCAATTGCCTCAACCGAGAGGCTATAAAATACTTATTGCTTTACCTGAACCCGAAGAGAAGACGGCTGGTGGCATAATCAAAGCCACTGAAACGCTGCACAATGAAGAAATAGGGTCAATTGTAGGCATGGTCTTGGCTTTAGGCCCGGACGCTTACAGCGACTCACAGCGATTCCCGTCTGGCCCATCCTGTAAGGAGGGTGACTTCATATTAATGCGGTCTTATTCTGGAACCAGATTTAAGGTTCACGACAAAGAGTTCCGCTTGATTAACGACGATAGTGTTGAAGCTGTTGTAGAAGATCCACGGGGGATTGTGAAGGTATGAGTGAAATGCAAGAAGCGGTGGAGACTCAAGAGTCCTCTGCCGAAGAGAAGTTTTTTGGTGTCAAGACAACTATTGGCCGATCTCAAGATAACGAAGAGGCTGATTCTGGTTCGGATTTAGAGCTAGAGATTGTTGATGACCGCCCGGAAGAAGATCGTCGCGCACCCAAAGTAGAGTCATCTGCTGATGATTCCGATGACGATGAGCTTTCAGGTTACAGTGAGCGTGTACAAAAACGTATAAACAAGCTTCGATACGAGCAAAACGAAGAGCGCAGGCAACGCGAAGCGGCTGAGCGCCTAAGAGAAGAAGCTGTAAGTTACGCTCAAGCAGTTACCGCAAAGAACAAAGAATACGAATCTTTGATAAATCGCGGTGAAGCAGCGTTGATAAGCCAGATAAAAGATAAGGCTCAGTTGGCCCTTGAGACTGCAAGAGAGCAGTACAAGAAGGCTTACGAAGAGGGCGACACAGATAATGTTGTTGCTGCCCAAGAAAATCTTATGAGGGCGCAATCAGAACTTACCGAAGCAGGTAAGTACGAGCAGGCGTTAGCTAAAAAGCCTGTTAGTGTGCCGGAAGATGCGTACCAACAGCAGGTTTATCAACAGCAACTAGCAAGGGAGCAACAGTTTGCCCAGCAGCAAGCTCAGCCACAGGTTGAGCCGCAAGCTCAAGAGTGGGCGAGAAACAACCCTTGGTTTATGCGCGATGGTTATGAAGAAATGACCAGCACCGCATATGGTGTTCATACAGCTTTAGTTAAAAAAGGTGTGGCACCTAACTCAACGGAATACTTTGAAACCATAGACGCTACCATGCGTCAACGGTATCCAGACTTTGACTGGCAGGATTCAAGCGATACAGATGGCCGTAGCGCGTCCGTGACTGCTAGTCAGCCTTCGTCGGTGGTGGCACCCTCCTCTAGGAGTAACGGTGCTAAACCGCGCAAAATACGGTTAACGGCCAGCCAGATTGCTCTCGCCAAGCGTATCGGGCTTACCAATGAACAGTACGCAATGCAGCTCATCAAGGAGGGCAAACAGTGACTGAAGAGCGCACCCCAAGAGAAAACGAGACGCGAGAAGCGTCTGCAAGACCTAGTGATTCATGGATTCCAGCTTCCATCCTGCCTGACCCGAAGCCTCAAGATGGCTGGGTTTTTCGGTGGGTTAGAACTAAAACCCTTGGTGAATCAGATAATGTTCATGTGTCTAGAATGTTTCGGGAAGGTTGGACGCCTGTAAAGGCAGAGGATCATCCTGAGCTTATGCTTTCCTCTGATATTGGATCTCAGTTTGAGGGCAATATAGAGGTTGGCGGTTTGCTTCTATGCAAGGCTGACAAGGCCAGAATGGATGCTCGTACTAAGCACTTTGAACAGGTAGCTGATAATCAAATGCAATCCGTGGACAATAATTTCTTGCGCGAAAACGACCCTCGTATGCCGCTGCTCAATCCAGAGCGAAGCACACGGGTGTCTTCATTTGGTAAGGACTAACCTCTGGCAAGGGGTTGGTTGATTAACTTGAGGAGGCCACTATGGCTACCGTTGCAACCCCTATGGGTGCTGAACCAGTTGATACCTTAAGTGCGAGCGGCTCGTTTACGGGCAAGGTTCGTCACATTAAGATCGCCAACGCTTATGGAACTGCTATTTTTTATGGCGATTTCGTAAAGTTGGTTGCTGCTGGCACCGTTGAAAAAGCCGCTGTAACAACCTCTGTTGTTGCTGGCACCGTTGGCATCTTTGTAGGCTGCGCTTACACTGATCCCAGCACAAACCAGATGACATTTAACCAACAATTCCCAGCATCAACTGCTGCTGACGACATTGTTGCTTATGTCGTTGACGATCCTAAGTTGTTGTTCCGTATGCAAGGTGACGAATCTATTGCTCAAACCGGATTAGGAAACAACATCTCAGCAGTTAACACTGCGGGATCAACCTCCATCGGACGAAGCAAGAACGCCCTAGACGGCGGCTCTATCGCTACGACCAATACATTACCACTGCGTGTCGTTGATTTCGTAGATGGCCCAACCAGCACTGTAGGTGATGCATTCACAGATTGTATCGTTACCTACTTGCCTTTGAGCCACGCTTACGAAACCAAGCTCGGCGTTTAAGGAGAACTAGGCAATGGCAATTTCAAGAGCGCAAATGCTTAAAGAACTCCTGCCGGGGCTTAACGCCTTATTTGGTTTGGAGTACGAAAAATACGAAGACGAACACACTCTCATTTATGAGACTGAAAGTTCTGATCGTTCTTTTGAGGAAGAAGTGAAGTTGAGCGGCTTTGGTGCTGCTCCCGTTAAAGCTGAGGGTTCTGCAATCTCTTACGATTCAGCGCAAGAAAGCTATACGGCTCGCTATAATCACGAGACGATTGCGATGGGCTTCGCCATCACCGAGGAAGCGATGGAAGACAATCTTTACGATTCTCTTTCTGCTCGCTACACCAAAGCTTTGGCACGGGCTATGGCCTATACCAAGCAAGTTAAAGCAGCGAATCCGCTTAACAATGGTTTCACCAGCTTCCAATCTGGAGATGGTGTTACGTTGTTCAACGCTTCGCACCCATTAGTTAACGGTGGAACAAACTCTAACCGTCCATCTACTGGTGCTGACTTGAACGAAACATCGCTTGAGCAAGCAATCATTGAGATTGCAGCGTTCACCGATGAGCGTGGTCTGCTTATCGCAGCCCGTCCTCGTAGCTTGGTTGTTCCTCCTGCACTGATGTTTACAGCAGATCGTCTGCTTGAAACCACTCAGCGCGTTGGTACTGCTGACAACGACATCAACGCTATCCGCAATATGGGTGCAATCCCCGGCGGATATGCTGTTAATCACTATTTGACTGACAGCAATGCCTTCTTCATCATGACTGATGTACCGAATGGCATGAAGATGTTTGAGCGTACCGCTCTAGAAACGAGCATGGACGGAGACTTCGATACGGGTAACGTGAGATATAAAGCTCGCGAACGCTATTCCTTCGGGGTAAGCGACCCACTCGGAATTTACGGATCTCCCGGCTCTAGCTAGAGTGACGTAACTTTGAACAGGGCTGCTTTCGAGTGGCCCTTGTTCTTTTCCTGACTAATTGTTTCACATGAAACATTTAGACTAACCCAGACAGGAGACTACAATGGGTACTACGACTTTCACGGGTGCAGTTCGTTCTGAAAGCACCTTCAAAACTGTAAGCAAAGACAGCACTTCTGGTGCTATTACTGAAGTTGCAACTATCGGTGACGGCCCCGTTAGCCTTGCTGATGGCAACGTAACCTTAACTAACGCCACTCACAGCGGACGAATACTGCTGGTTCCAGATGGCGGACAAGACAACACCTATACCTTACCAGCGCCTATTGCTGGATCTGTGTTTAGGTTTGTTTACGCTGGCGGTGCCGCTGACGCAACTGATGCGCTTATCGTTACCCCCGGAAACACTAATTTTTACATTGGTGGTGTTACTTTCCTTGATACTGACAACGAAGTTAGTGCAGTTTTTTCTGATGGCAACTCAAAT